AAGACCCATCATGAGTAGGTTACAGAAACTACATGACTTGTTGCTCGATCGTGATCTGTGGCCGGAGTGCTTCGAGTGGGACTACAGTGAGCCATCACAGTGTGCACTCGGACTTGCATACGAGGCAGACATGCTCGGTGACACAGAACTACTTGAAGTAGATACCTGCGCTTGGTTGTTCGATCTCGATCCAACAACGTTCAGTGCGATCTTCTTCACACCAACGCCCGGCGGCACGTATCAGGAGACATCACCCGAGATGGTCGCACTGCGCATTCGTCAGTTCCTTGAAGGAAAGGAGCAACCGCATGCATAGTCCATTCGATCAGTTCAACACGGCGGACAGCCCGCTGTTGTTTCCTGTCGGCCTGCGCAATGCAGGCTGGGAGAAGCGTGATGGATCGTTCGAGCGCATCCCTGCTAATCGTGTCATCGTGCGACTGACGCAGGATGGCACGTCGGCGTTCCCACTCAGTGTTGTGTCATCGACATACAAGCTCGTGCACAACAGGGAGTTGTTCAATGCGATCGAAGATACAATGGTGGCAACGCTACCGACGGCGGCACTTGCTGGCGTCCAGGTCAGTGACAAGATCGCATACCACGGCCGCAACTGCTACCGGGAGTATGTCTTCCCCGGAATGCGGTGTGACATTGGGGCACGGAGCGACATTGCATTTCGTATCGTCGGACAGAATAGCTACGGAGGTGTGGCACTTCGCGTCCTCAGCGGAGCAATCGAGTTCTATTGTTCCAACGGTGTCGTGCGTGGGCAGTATGAGCAGTCATACCACCGACACACCGCCGGGCTGCGTATCAAGCGGATCGAACACGTGCTCAAACATTCGGTGGAGCAATTCTGGAAGGACGCTGAGACTTATCGTGAGTGGACGAAACGACCGGTGAGACATGAGAAGGCGATGGCATTGTTCCATGCCATTGCGAACTCACCGTCGTTCGAGGATGCACTCGGCAACCGCTGGGTGATCGAGCGTGAGGAACGAGGCTCGACCGTGTGGTCAGTCTTCAGTGCAATGACATACTACAGTTCACACAATGAAGGCGAGTTCGCAAGTCGTGCCCGCGAGGAAGCCGTGCCTGCGAACATGATCAATCGTGAGTTGATCGTGAGCAAGTGGCTGCAAACACCGCAATGGAGGGAACTGATCGATGCGTGACGCTGATCTAGCAGCATGGGATTACTTCACAACGCACATGGCTGACATACGTGCAGTCGTCGAGATGTTCCGTGAAGGTGCGCCGCAACCGACTGCCGGTATTGAGATCGCACTTGGTCCGCCGGTGCCGGGCTTCACGATGGAGCAGTTCGACGACGCAATCAAAGCACGCGACATGAACCTGCTGTATGACATGATGAACCATGCATGGTTGCGTGCACCTGACGAACGCTCGGTGTATCGCATCCCTGGGTTCAAGGAGATGTGCAACTTGCTCGACGGCACAGTGCCCGGCTTCATCGCCGAAGATGATGACGATGATGAAGATTGCTGAATACTTGACATAGTGTATCAATCTGCTACACTATACTTGTGTTGCAGTGATTTGGTATCCCACTAGCAACACAGTGGGTCGGTCGGTGTCGCTCCATACGGCGCCGACCGACTTACCGCAGTAAGTTCAACCACATGGGAGAAGCCGATGGCTACGACCAAGTTCAGTGCGACAACGCTACGGAACAAGATCAACCTAGCGGTGACGCATATTGGAACTACGAACGGAACGAAGCGACCGACGACTGAGAAGACGACTAATCGGTCGGGCATCGCGTATGACTTGGCGGTTGCAGAATTGGTTAAGAACCGCGCAATGTCGATCTATCGCAGTGCAGTGAAGGCTGCGATCGAAGCCGGCATCATGTTCGATCACACGAAGAAGCCACTGACGCATGGTGGCATCTTCAAAGAGTTGTTCCGCGACGACATCGTGCACGTGTATGTCAAGACGAGCGAGCCTCATGATCGTGTTGACATGTCGTTGCTGCGTGACATCATAACGAGCAAGTTCAAGGTCGGGTTCACCGACTTCGATCTGGCCGTGCGTGCAGCGACGAAGAAATCGAACCCGCCGCATGAGTTTCATGCGGACATCGTGCAGCGTGGGGAAGACGAGTAGCAAACAGGGCCGGTGTGAAAACACCGGCCTATTTTTGTCTCTAACGCAAGGACCAAGCACATGGGCGAGGTAATCGCACTGAAACGACATGACATAGCACCGAAGCAAGACAGCCACGCCTACAAAGGGCATCGATTTGTCCTCACGTTCAAGCCGAGTTCACTCGCTGGTCCGGCGAAGTGGGATTGGTGTGTGTATTACAGGGTCGAGATGATGTATGAAGGCTCGGCGTCCACACTGAACCGTGCAATCGCTCAGGCGAGGCTCAAGATCGATCGGTTGATGCTCGATGCACACTGACGACGAAAAATTGCCTCCAGTCATCGAGGATGACGACGAGGACGAAGCAGTCGAAGTGACTGAGCTTGACGAAGCCACACCCCCATCACAAGGTGACACCCCGATCATGCGTGTCACCATCGATCTTATGGAGTTGAACGAACTAGACAACCAACTAGCCGAGTTGCGTCGTCGCCGGCTCGAACGCAGCGACATGCTGCGCAGGTTGATGGCACAACGACGTGACAACACGATGCGCACTGAGATGGCACGCTTCGAGCGCATCGTTGCACGTGTTCGCAAGATGCTGGAGAAGGCTGAGGCAGATGAGATGAAGCTGGCGACTGAGTTGAACAAACTGCGTGGGTTGGCAGTAGCAATGGAGATATGAATGCCACAATCACCGATCATCCGTGGCGGACCAGTGCGTGCACGCGAGTTGCGTGAGAACATACGCACGATGGGCTTCGAGCCTGGGACCATCCACACACTGGAGCGACTGCTCGACGAGTGGGCAAGCACGCGTAATCAGTTGCGTGAGATGGTGCAGATCATCGATCAGCAAGGCAACTTGATACAACAATTCCTGCAAATCGGCACTGGTATGCAGGAACAGATCGAGCGACTGAAACGCACACGTGACATGACCGACGAGGTCAATCATGGTGAATAGATTGTCACCAGACGAACGCCTCGCACGTGCACGCGAGATCGGGATCATTGTTGATCCGCAAGATGAATGGTTACTTAGTGAATTGACATGGCGACTGTCTACTAAAGGCTACGTCGAGGGAACCGCTTATGACGGCTGGTGGCGTAAGACAGTGAAGCTGCATCACTACATCATGGGCACGCCCATAACCAAGAAGATCATTGTGGATCATGAGAACAGGAATAAGCTAGACAATCGCAGACAGAACCTGCGATACGTCGATCCGTTCACAAGCATACAGAACAACGATCATATCGATGCAGCAGCCAACATCCGCGTGACACGGGACGGTAGATACGAGGTCCGTATCCAACGAGACGGCATACTGCATCAGGTCGGGACATTCGTCACTGAACAGGAGGCCATACATGCCCGAGAGTCCTGGTATGCCAGATACAATACAGTCAATCAGCTTCAGATTGGCGACGGAGGACGACAAACAGCTTCCGACTTACGATAATACGAAGCTCCAGGCTATAAATATCTGTCCTGTGTGGGGCATTGTGCGATACCAGATGCACAAGTCTCCACGATACAGCGGACGTGCGCTCGCGTTGGAGGCTGGCAGTGCAATGCATGAGGTGTTTGCATGGGTGCGTCTGTGCACACTCGGTCAGGCATCACAAGGTGCACTTGGTTACCACGGTGCACGCTTGTTCGGTCAGAAACGATGGCTTGAGATCACAAAGGACGTGCGCGACTTCCGCACGCTCGACGGATGCAAGTCAGGTGCGATCACCGTGCTTAACACGTCAGGTTACTATGACGATCCGCGTGACAAGCGACGGACACTGTCCAACCTCGAAGAATGCGCACTTGCCTACATCGACCGATGGCGCTTCGATCAACCGGTGTGGCGACGTGACCAGCATGACGACACAGCAGACGTGGGCATCGAGATACCGTTTGACATTGTGTGTGATCTAGTTACCGCAGTAAGTTCTCGACAGTTCCGCTTCACCGGCAAGATCGACGGGATACACCAGCATCACGACCGACTAGCCGTGCATGAGAACAAGACAGCCGCTCGACTGAACGAGGCGTGGCACATGTCGTTCCACACGTCGTCACAGATCACCGGCTACTGCGTCGCAGCATCCGTGTATAGCGGCGAACAGATCAAGGTCGCCGACGTGCTCGGTCTGTCTGTGCCGATGCCTCGATCATACGAATACGGAGGGTTCATACGTGACTCGTTCATCCGACATGACTACCACTTCGAGCGGTGGGCACACTGGCTCAACAACACAGTCGCCATGTATGAGCTATACGCCGACAACCCTTACGAAGCCCCACAATACACACACTCGTGCAACCGATACTACCGACCGTGCTCACTCATCCCCTTTTGTGATAACAACAGTGATGAACAGCACGCTGCCATCGACGAGATGATTACTGTCGAGTGGTCGCCACTGCATGGTCTCGTCGAGAAGATGGCGGACGGCAACGAGGCTTGACATAGTGTCTAACTACTGTATGCTCTAGTTGTGTTCAGCATTTGAACACACAATCCACACATGATGGAGATAGAGCATGGCAGAAATTAAGCTAGGCAATCTACCCGTCATTGATACTTCTCAGCCATTAGATACTGAACTGCCTGTGAACTTCATGTTATGGGGTAAGTCAGGCAGCGGTAAGACATCCTTAGCAGCGAGTGCTCCCGGTCGGAAGTTGTTTATTCAGTTCGACAACGCAGGACATATCTCGCTCATTGGCCGTGATGACTGCTTGGTGATCGATCTGTCTTCACACGATCACTCAATTACGCAGGACTTCACCGGCGACAATCCCCTGAGACTACGCGAGTTCATACTCGCACATGAGATCAAGACCGTCGTGTTCGACAGTCTCACGACCTACAACTGGATGCTCCTACTAAATGTGGTAGCCAAACTGAAAGGACGCAACAACATCTCGCTCGAAAGTCCGTCGCAGGCTGGCTATGCGCAACGCAACATCGGCATGCAGCGCACATTGACGAGCATCTTGGGCTTGACCAGTCGCATGAACATCGGCACAATACTGATCCTTCACGAGAATACTCCCACAATGAAACAGGTGCTAATGCCGGACGGCAAGACTGCCGAGGTGCCTGGGGACATTACGCCATCGATCACGATGCGCATGGTTGACACCATCGGTGTGCGCATGAGTGAGATATGGCATCTGACGCAACTCGACAACGGTGCACGCCGTGTCGAAGTGCGGCCCGTTCGTGGCTATACGCCGATGAAGACTCGAATGTTCAACGGAGGCGTCGGGACGAACGGTGAGTTCATCGTCAAGTATGATGCAGCAACCAACACAGGAGACGGCATCGCAACATGGATTGACATGTGGAGAAAAGGGGGAGGACGTAAGCTCGCCCTCCCCAGAGTTTGACATGATTGACACAAGGAACTGACATGAGCGATAGCGCAACACTGCCATCCATCCTCGACTACAGCGAAGACGTTTCGACAGCCGAGGCACCTCCGCCACTGCCAGCACGTATCTACCCTGCACAGGTGGTGAGTGCAAGTCGAAAGATCAGCAAGTCGAGCGGTAACGAGTATGTAGCGTTGGCCGTTCGTATCTCGCCTGATGCATACCCGGTTGACTACACGACCGGCAATCCCGAAGGCACGACATTGAACTACAATCGTGTCGTATATGCAGACACATACGAAGGGCGCTACCGTATGCGTCTACTGTGCGAGGCACTCGGCATCGCGCCGTCACGGCAGGTTGATCTGAACCAGTTCGTCGGCGCATCATGCCGGGTCGAGGTGACGCACGACAAGTTCGAGGGCGTTGACCGGCATCAGGCGAATGCGATCCTGCATCCGTAAATAAGTGGGGCGGTCGAGGCATTTACTGTTGCATCGACCGCTCATCACTTCTAGATTGTGACTGCGGAGTTACCGCAGTAAGTCATCACCATCATGGAGCCTCAGAACATGGCACAGTCGCCCAATCCAGTAGTCAACGCCGATCAGGCACAGCCGTCCGCCGCACCGAGGCGGCGTGCATCCGCCAATCCCCGCGCACCGCAGGGACCGCGCACTGTATACGTGATCCTGCAAGTCCTCGGCGACAACGGTGAGCCGATTGCATATGACAAGAAGCGTGTTCGACTCGTCGGACTGGAGACTTCGGCTGAGACCATGCTCGGTATGGTCGATGCCGGCGAACAGGAGAACGTGTTCTTCCTTCGTGGTCAGTTGAAGCGTCGCAGTCGTGTGAATGCACCGGCGACACCCGCGATCACCGGCATGCAGGGACCGCGCGCTGCCTGATACGACTTACGACTACGCCGACCAATCAAACAACGGGCCGTCTCACTTGTGGGGCGGCCCGAACTACATGAGAGACACAATGAACATTCATGATCTGTCCGACGACAAGTTGGCGAACTATCTCGCGTATCACCTCAGCGATCTGGAGTTTGAGTTGCTGGTGCGTGAGCGTATCCGCATACGGTTCGTGCATCAGCACACACTGTGGCCGGGGTTGGCCGAGCATCACAACGCGTGTGCATTCCGCTACAAGTGGGAGGATGCGAGCGAGTGGACAATCACTGTCGGCTCGACGTATCGTGACGAGGTGACTGTCAAGGGCGAGGTGTTGTCCATGACAGTGCACAATGCAGCCGATCAGTATGCACGTCAGCACGGCAATAAGTTGTCGCTGCTGTTGCCACCGCCAGCACCGGAGTTCAACTCCGCAGACATGGACGAGATGTCGTTGAAGCAAGTTGACAGCACGGACGATATGCCATTCTGAGGTGACACATGGTTGACATCGTATTCGACGAGAAGCAGCAGGAAGCGGTTGCAGCCTGTTGCGATTTGTCTAAGCGACTGGTGGCTGTGACGGGCAAAGCAGGGACCGGCAAGACTACGATCATTCAGCAAGTGTATGAACAGTTGACTGCACAGGGTTATACAGTCGCGTGTAGTGCACCGACAGGCAAGGCGGCTCGCCGGATACGCGAAGTGACCGGTATCAATGCACAGACGAACCACAAGTTGCTCGGGTATGGGCGACCGCATGAACATGAGGAAGTCGATAGCTCCGGCAAGATACGCGTCTACGATGTATCGACCGGACCGCGCTACGGACGGCACGAACCACTCATGTATGACACTCTGCTGTGCGATGAGTTCATGATGGTCAACGAGGAAATCTACGGCAACCTCGTGGATGCACTGAAGCCCGGCGCACGCATCTGCATGTTCGGTGATGTCAATCAGTTGAAGCCCATCGAGAACGGACTGCCCATGCGTGCCGAAGTCAAGTGTCCGTTCGAGCGCACACTTGAGAAGTTCACCAACGTTACACTCGACACGATCCATCGACAGGAGGAAGGCAGCGGGATCGCATACAACGGTAGTCAGGTGTTGCTCGGTCGCATCCCACAGAAGCGACCGGACTTCGACATACGGTTCACTGACATACCGCTGCGCATGCTACTCGACTTCGTCATCAACTCGAAGGACCAGGGCATCGACTACTCCAGCCTCGACCACCAGATACTCACGTGCATGAACAAGTCATGGATCGGCACGACTCGGCTCAATCCAGCAGTGCAGGACTTGTTCTGGCAGCGGCATCTTGTCTACATGTCGTTGCCGCGCCGTCGTGCACGTCGTGGCGAGGATCAGTTGCAGCCGATCAAGGTGCAACTCGGCAGTAAGGTCATCTACACGAGCAACATCTACGACATGGACGGCAACGGCACCGAAGTAATGAACGGTGAAGTCGGAGTTGTAACACAGCTTGACATAGACGGTGGATCTGTTACAATAGACTTTGGTGATCGAGAAGTGGAGATACCTCCGCTTGTCATCGCCACACGTGCCGACGGTCGAACATATGAGATGGACCCGCGGACACTGATCGATCTCGCATATGTGCTAACGACACACAAAGCCCAGGGCAGCGAGTATCAGCACGTCATCTATCTGCTGAACAAGTCTACGTCCTTCGCACAGTCACGCCGTAATCTATACACCGGCATGACGCGTGCTCGTAAGCACTGCACGATCATGACTGACCAACAGTCGCTCATTCGTTCGACGCGTTCTCTCGGGTGAAACTAGACGGGGGACTTACTGCGGTAAGTTCCCCGCTTCACAAGGAACTCGTCAACATGCCATTCGTAGAACTCAACAAAAATCGCATCAGCACACACGACCGCACAGGGGTCGTCGCACCGACGTTATCATGTGCGGCAGGCAGCAACAATCGTGTGTCGATCTACTTCCGACTGCCTCGACAGCTTGTCATCGATCTGTGGGAGAAGCAGTTGTTCAACGACGGAGCGAGTGTGCGGCTCGGTATCCTCGAAGGAACCGAGCAGGATGCAGGCTTCATCATGCTGAGCCACAGTCCGACTGGATACACATTCTCAACATCCGCGTATGTCAAGTCTGGTGAGAAGGAAAGCACATCGTCATTCGTCAGCAAGATGATACAGAGTGCATTCAAGTTCTACTCGCCGGTCAGTGTGCCGTGTCCACCGACTGACATGGAGTATTCAATCGACGGTAGTGCAGTCTTGATACAGGTGCCGTCGTGGTTCTCATACATACAGCCACCACCGTCACGCAAGTCACTCGTGCCGGTCGTGCGTAGTGAGCGTGGTCGTCCTCCGGCACAAGTCAACATCCGCAACCGATGACAGACGGCACCAAAGTCATCATCTTCTTGCTGGGCTGTGCGAGTTTACTCGCACTTCTCAGTTTCATGATACCGTGGAGGTAAGCATGCAGAACATCACCGACGTTGCGTCGATGAACCGTGAGTTGCGACAGTATTGTCACACGGCAACACTGCAATTCGACTGCGGATGCGGCGGCTCGCTCGACAGTGAGATCGCCATCATCGCCGAAGCACCCGGCGAGCGTGAGTGTCAACTCAAAGAGCCGCTGATTGGAGGCAGCGGCAAGTTTCTGTGGGAAGTGCTGCGCAAGGACGGTCTAACACGCAACCGTGTCTACATGACGAACGTCGTGAAGCGCATGCTGCTCAGCATCGGCGAAGGCAAGTCACGCAAGGCAGCAATCGGCAAGCAAGAACTCGCCATGTGGCAGAACTTACTGCGGGAGGAGCTATCGTATTTACCGAACCTCAAATACATCGTCGTGCTTGGTTCGTATGCCCTTAGCGCACTCACACGACATCATGCGATTACACAGCTTCGTGGTTCAGTCGAGCGCGTCACAATCGGTGGTCGTGACGTGCCTATACTGTGCACCTACAACCCAGCATTCATCATGCGTGAGCCACGACTTGAGATCGTGTTTCGTATGGACCTTGGTAAACTCAGTCGATTGATACGCGGGGAGCTTCGGCCCCCCGCTATCAAGGCGTATCACAACTTGTCGTTCGAGCAAGCACTCGGTTGGATCACATACCTACATGATCTACCAGATGAGGAAATGATTGCATATGACATCGAATGCATGGCGGGTGAGACTGCGTGTGTGGGCTTCGCAGCCACAACTACTGCCGGTGTCTGCATCAACTTCCGGGCCAATGGACACAATCTCTACACACTCGAACAAGAGCGCAGCATCAGGCTCGCACTCGCGAACTTCCTTGCCGACCCGAACAAGCGGTTCGTCGCACAGAACGGTAACTTCGACAGCTACTGGTTGTGGTATCGAGACCGCATCCGGGTGCACCGTAATTACTTCGACACCATGCTCGCGCATCACTTGCTCTACCCGTCACTGCCGCATGACCTCGGGTTCCTGACTGCGCAATACACCGACCATCCGTATTACAAAGACGAAGGCAAGGAGTGGCGGCAGGAGAACGACATCGATGCGTTCTGGGAATACAACGTCAAGGACTGTTGCATTACGCTTGCCTGTGCGCAGCGACTACTTGTCGAACTCCGTGCTCAGGGCTTGGATCAATTCTTCTTCAATCACGTGATGCGGCTGCAACCGCACCTCGTTCGCATGACTGTCGGAGGTATCCTGTGTGATGTCGGACTCAAAGCAACCATCACCGAGCAACTCGCTGGAGATGTCGAGCAAGCAAGACGAGTATGCCAAACAAAGGCTGCTGAGGCGCTTGGACTATCTGACTATGAATTTAACCCCAACTCTACACCAGATGTGCAGCGACTTCTGTTCGACGAACTACACTTGGTCGGACGAGGAAGATCAACTGACAAAGAAAATCGTAAGCGTATGCGAGCACATCCTCGAACCAGCCCAGCGGCTCGCGAAGTTATCGATGGAATTGATGGCTATCGCAAAGATGCAAAGTTTAACAGCACCTACGCCAGATCAAGGATCGATCCCGACAACAGGTTCAGATGTGAATACAAGCAAACCGGCACGGCCCGACTTCCAGGGCGCCTTAGTTCCTCGCAAGTGATGTGGGGCAACGGACAGAACTTGCAGAACATACCAGTGCGAGCGAAGCCCATGTTCATCGCCGATCCTGGGTTCGTGTTCAGTTATTACGACATGGCCCAGATCGAGGCACGGATTGTTGCCTACCTCGCTGACATTCCTGTGTGGAAGCATCAATTTGAGATGGCGAGGTTGCATCCCGGATCGTATGATGCACATTGTGCATTAGCGTCGGAGATGTTTGGTATTCCCTATGAGCAGGTTCCAAGAGAGGACTGGACTGAAGCCGGTGAGCCTACCGTTCGGTATGTCTCCAAACGGTCACGTCACGGTCTCAACTACAGGATGCAAGCAGACCGACTTGGCATTGTCACCGGACTGCCACAGCATCAGGCTGAGCGGGCATTCAGTCTATACCATCGCGTCACACCACAAATCTCCGTGTGGTGGGATGACGTTATTGAACTTGTCAAACGGGATCGGGCAATTACTACTTGTCTCGGACGACGATGGATACTGCTAGAACGACCCGATGATCAGGCATTCGAGAGCATCATTGCCTTCGAGCCGCAGTCGATCAACGGTGACTTCACGGCAAGTGTGATCTACAAGTGTGAGTCCGACCCACGGTGGCCTCGCGATGCGCGCATGATGATGAACCTGCATGATGCGAACATCGCGATGCACCGACCGCATGACGGTGAACTCGTGCGTGAGATCATGCGTGAGTATGCCGAAGAACCGCTCATGATCAACAGCGTCAAGAACCGCCTACGAGGGGTTGACCAGCCTGAGCCACTGATTGTGCCTGCGGAATTCAAGGTGACATACCCTGACGAGTATGGTATACATCGGTGGTCCACGCTCGACAAAGTCAAGAAGGTGTATGAGGATGCCGACTAAGGCCATCGACAGTAACCAGTGTCGCTACTGTGGGTCTGGCAATGCGATGACAATTGACAGCCGCCCGGCGGATCGTCCGTCGTGGCGGCGTCGTCGTAAGCAGTGTGCAGACTGTAACATGCGCTGGTCTACGATTGAACTACCGGTCGAGGACATCGAGTCGCTGTTGGCAATTACATACAAACTCGACGACTTGGGCAAGTATGCACTCAGTGTGCACGCTGCAATCGAGACACTGAAGAACAAACCAGACATGTCCGTCCCTGAGCCGACCGAGATTGCTGCATGAGCGAGACCTACGATGATCGGGTCCGTAATTGTATCGCTAGGCTAGAGAATGTGTATCAGCAACAAAAACAGAATGGCAATTATCTCGTCGGACCAGACCTGATCGACGAGTGCTGCGGTTGTTTATACGAATATCTGGCCCACCCCGAGCCGGCAGACTACTTACTGCGGTAAGTTCCGCGGCCCGCCCACCGCCCTGGTAGGGTGATGGGTGAACGTGTGTTTGTCAAGGGAATTATTCAGGGAGGTCGAGCAGCTTCTGTTGCTGTGGTTGCGCCAACAACGCCGGCACAGCGAACTGCTTCGATCCAACACGCCAGTCGATGTGCTGTGCATAGTCAATAGGCGCACCTGCGATCTCGGATGCACGTTGATTTGCAAGTTGCACGATCTCGGCAGCACGTAGATACGATTGATGTATCTCGGTGGCGATGCGGTTCGACTGCTCGCGCTTGTCGGCCTGTGACATAGGCACATCGTCAATGTGTTGTCGTTGTTTATCGAGGTCGGTGATGTGCTTCACCACATCGTTCTCCAGATGACGGAACAAACCCGTGCCGACATCGAATACTTGCTGCATTATGGGATCGGTCGGATACAATGACGCACCGGTGACAGGTATCGGCAGCCCGCCTTGTCTCGTCATACCCTGTTGCTGTGCACCCTTCTCAACACCCTGCAATTCACGTAGATTGATCAGTGTATTCATGACTTGTTGCTGCGGGTAATGCCCGCGCGGTTGCACGACAGGTGCATTCGGCCACAACACGCCAGTTGCGAGTTGATTGAGGTCACGAACACGCTGTTGGTATGCATCCTTGGCACCAGCGAAGAACCCGCCGAGGGTATCTGCGCGTGTTGCCTCTCCCCAGATCACTTTCGCCGTCGCCATCGCTTGTCCGAACGCTGCACTACCGAGTGCATTGATCACACCAGCGTCACCGCCGCTGTTGTATGATGCATCTTGTCCAGGCAACTTATACGGTTCGCTGATCGGCTGTGTCAGTGTGCCTTTCTGACCGAGCAGTGGTCGATGCTGCTCAATCGCATCGATCATGTGGTGTATCTGTGGCCTGAGTTGATTACCGGTCGCAATTGCACCCATCTGTATCGGTAGTGGCGGTTGCAGTATCGGGTCGATGTTCTGCGTCGCACCGTAGATCGCACTCTTTGCAGTTGACTGCGACATGTAGGAGCCGAACCACTCCTCGAAGCCTCGCTTGATCAGATCGACAGTAGACTCGTCCATCTGCGGCTGAATACCGAACACGTGCTTGATGAACTGTCGCAGTGGCTCAATGATCCACCGATCTTGCTGTGGCACACTCAGGAGTGACCAACCGAGTGGGTTGCCTGAGAAGTTCAGGAAGATGCTGTCTGCTTTCTGCTCCGGTGTCGGCACTTCGTCCAGTGCACGGACGTGTTCTGGACCACCGATCGTTGCAAGCATCTGTTCCGCAGCTAGGATCATGCCATACGTCGCGACCTTACCAAAGGCTGTGCCGAATGGTGACTCTTTGTATGACCGCGCCATCCGTGCGACACCCTGTATCGACGGATTGAGATACGGCACAGTCGCATTCCAGTTGCGCATCGACGCGCCTTGTGTGCCGGGTGCACCAGTGAGTTGACTTGTCTCATATGCGAGTTCAACAGTTGGTTTGCCACGATTGAGTCGATAGAAATACGAGTGCATGCCGTCGTTGATCAGGTTGTTGAAGTCGTTGACCATGCGCTTTGCACGAATGGCACTCGCGAACCCACGCGGTTGGAACAACTCGGGCACGGCACTATGGATCGGTGATGGTGGTGCGCGCAATGCTTCACCGAGATACTTCGGGCCGATGCCTCGTGGTATGAGTGTGCTGTTCACTTCGACGGACGCACGTGCGCCCTGCCCACCGAGGCCACCGCTGCGTTGTTTATGCAGGATGCTACTGATGTAGCGATCATTCAGCCAATCACTGAATTTCAGCACGTTGTCTCGACCGGCAGCACCCTGTAACAGTCGAGCAGTCGGCCCGGTGCCTCGTTCGAGTGCATCAGCAAGTCCTTTAGCGAACATCGCTGACATGTTGGCACTGAGTTGGTAGCCGACGCCGACTGGTGTTGTCGGATCGAGCACACGTGAGCCAACACGTCCACCGGTGCCAGCTTGCAATGCTTTGTCAGACAAACTGCCTGCATAGCCAGTCGGTCGCTCGCTTGCTGCACTGATAATCGAACGGGGTAGGTTCGTCGTCAGACTGAACAACCGACCAGCGAACATAGACAGTGGACCGGTAATGCTCGACTGCAAAGTCTGCGACATGTGTGCAGCAGCACCGACCATGACTGGCAGCATGCTGTCGCCCTTGCTCAGTAGATGATACACGACAGGATCGTGTATCTCCCAAGCCTCGGGACCATTGCGTGTGTGCACACGGATGATGCGTGACTGTGGATCGTCGATTGCCTCGCCCGCGTAGCCTTGTCGGCGTGTTGCAATGATGTTCAGTGACGGATCGCGAGCTTGACCCCGGCCAATTGCTTCAAGGAACTGACGATTTCGGTCGTTGAGGTCCGCAGACCGTGCAGTCTCTATTGTTTGTTGCTGTAGTGCATCCCATGCCTTGTGTTCAATCGACGTGGGGCCACCACGTGGCTGCAACTCGCGTTCACCGAAGACTTGCAGCAATTTGCCTTCACTACTCATGCGCGATACATGGTTCGGGCGGATTGCACGCATGTTCGACGCGTCGCTGTCGCTGATCAGGCCACGTTTCTCGTTGTAGTGCCGCAAATACGCGTTGTCGATGGTGCGAAATTCATCCATGAACTTCAGCACATCAGGATCAGCCCGTGCAGCGGCTACTTGTGCCTTCAGTGTCGGTGTATCGGTAGTCCACAACGCATGTCTCATCTCCGGGTCGTTGATTGTCGCTTGCTGTCCCTTCATCAGTGCCTGTCGCACCATCTCAGCACGGTCGTCTAGTTCATTCGCTGCATACAGCCCGGTGTTCAGCAGATTTTGTTTAGTCTCAGGCAGGTCTGCACCGATACGACGAATGTATCGCTCAACAGCAGGCAGTCGATCCTTCGTGATCCAATCGACGCCTGTCGCAAGCAGTTCGCGAGCACGTGTATTCGCTGCTTGCTTGTCACCGAACTGACCAAGTGCAGCCTGCAACGCACGTGCTTCCTGCGGTGACTCTGCATACGCTTCGGCAATACCCTTTGCACGTGCTTGTTCGTCAACGAATGCAGTGACTGCACGTGTGCCTATACCACCGGACCCAGGAACAGGAACATCGGGTAGTGGTGGTGGGTTCGTAGGATTATAGCCAGGAGGAACAGGAACATTGGGATCACCGGTGCGCAGACCGATTGCTTCATTCAGTTTGGCAGTCTCACCAGCACGCATTGCACGACGAGCAGCACCGACTACTCGACCGAGTGGCGAAGCAAGCGAGATAGCAGCAAGGCTACCCGTTGCGAGTGCAAGTCCTTGACCAAATGTTAGACCAGTCTGATCGGGTTGCTGTGCAGTGATCGGTGGTGCATTCACACCGGGCTTCGTGTCATCCGGTAGTTCAAGTAGCGACTTCGGTGGTGCCGGTGGCAGAGAACTTACTGCGGTAGGTAAATCGAGCAGTTGTTTCTGTGCAGTAGGCTGCGCTGGTGCATCAGTCGGTAATTCAAGCAGTGGCTTCTCCACCGCAGCGTGTCGTGTCTCTGCTTGGTTGTATTCTGCGATACCCTGACCGACTGCGGCAGTGCCTCCCTGCAATGCAGCGTTGAACTTCGGCAACACGAGTGACGGTGTAACGAGCGCACCAACGCCGCGTGCTGCATTTGGTAGCATACGACCGAGACTCGACGGTAGAGGCAACGACTGACCAGCAGCATCGACACCTGCTGCAACGGTGCGCTCGATTGCATTGCGTGGTTCGATTGCTAGACCAAGTTGACCCTGTGCAGCCTTCAATGCACCACCAGCATGACGTGTTGCATCACTGACAAACTCAGGTGGCTCAACAGGTGGCTGCGGTGCATAGCCGAACACTGGTGGGATGATCGAACGCAGTCCGTTGTATCCCTCAGTGCCCCATTCACCGAGTTGACCAACTGTCTGCTGCACAACACCAGGAATGTATCGACCTGCGGTTGTCTCAGCATTCGGGTCGCCGCGCACACCACCGTATAGCGCACCGGGGATGCGACTGACGATCAGTTTCGACAGATCGAGGATCGATGTCGGTGGTTCGAGAACCTCGTTCGGTTGTAGAGCCATTACTCCCTCACACCTACCACCGGCCTACCGCTCATCGTGAGATACTTCTTGCCTTGTTCAGTTACACCGATGCCGAAGTTCCCGCTACTGAAGTTCGCCTTCACAGCAGCTTGTTGTTGCGGTGTGAGTGTCGAACTCGGACCGGTAGCCCAGTTGTAATACTGCTGTGCATATGGCTGCACCTTCGACCAATTCGCTGTTCGATCAGGTGCAACCATGATACCAGCAGGCACAAGTGACGCACCTTGTGCAGTCGATGCAGGCGGCGGTGCTGATGTGTTCGGTGTGCCACCGGTTGCAGGCTTCAGTGGTGTATTGTATGTGCTGGTGATTGCACCAGACTTACGATCCTTGATGACGCCTGATGTCGTCAGTTGTGGATTGCCGGCGACTGTCTTCGTTTCACCATCCGCACCAACATACGTCTTCGGCGGTGCGTTGGCGATCCGATCGAGGTTCGCACCGGCCTCACCTACATTTCCAGCGTGCACACCACTTGCTGTCGGCACGATGTTGCCATCTTTGTCACGTGTCAGTCCATATGTGACCTGACTGTCCCTCAGCAACTGTGCAGCAGAGCGCGCATTCGCTCCCTCCTGACGCATGCCCTCAAGTTGCATCGACAGTGGTGCCTTCATGACGGGTGTCGTGCCCGACATCGCAGTGTAGTCAGGAATACCGACCGTGTATCCTGAGTCAACACCTGCCTTTGTTCCTTCGGCAACTGTCTTGAAGATACCAGCCTGTGCTTCACGGTTCTGTAGATTGGTGATGCCACCGATTGCTGCGGATGCAGACGGGTCTGAACCAGCGAACAAGCCACTCGTTAGACCAAGTCGTGTAGCGAGATCAATTGCACCGGGCGTCTTTGAGTTGATCAGCGTTGTCAGATGCGTCATGTCATTGTTGCGGGCAGTGTCGCGCTGCTGTAATGCAGCCAATGCCTGATCATACGCATTGTTGGCATTGTATTGCCGGAATGCGTCTTGTCTCGCAGCCTGTGCACCGATCAACAGTGGAAACGCAGCACCGGCCTTCGACGGATCAAGCGTCTGCAAGCCGAAGTTCATCTCGGCGTCGCCGATCTCGCCCGCGCGTGGACTGTATGCAGGAAGTGCCATGTCACATCACCTCATTAGAACGCGCGTGAGAACTCATCCGTAATCGCATCGCCTGCTTGCGAGCCAGTGCGCTGCAAATCACTGAGTGTGCCCTCGTTGAACCCACTCGCAGTCTTCTTGTCTGGACCAAACAATGAACTGAGTGCCTTACCGAAGCCCTGCGTCCCAATGATGTCGCCAAGTCCCTTCAGTGTGTTCGGCAGGATGTTGTTGCCGGGTATCGAGCCTGCGACTTGGTTAGACGCTTGGTTGTTCAGTCCTTGTGCCTGATTACTGACAAATCCAGCACCCGATGTAACCCCGCTTGCTGTCTTTGCTCTATCGGCGGCGATGGCGGCGAGTGTCTTGCTACTGTCGTCTGCTGCAATACCGGGGAACTGCAATGTGGGATCAGCACGCCCTGCAAGTGTAGAATACGTGCCTCGCAGTCGATCCATGTTGGACTTGTTGATGTCTGCTGCACCTGTGTATCCTGCAATCTGCGAGTCGAGTATGGCTTTGCGGTTCTCGCCTGCTTGTGCGATGCCGAGTCGCGACAATATGTCACCGGCATTCGATCCAGTGCGCGTTGCATCCGCAGCGGCACTCTGCACGATCGGTCGGAACGTCTCAGCGTTGCCCTGCGTCGTGCGATCAGTCAACAGTCCAGCAAGTTGTGATCCGGTGATCGGTTGGTATTGTTCGATCGCTGCAAGTGCTGGACCAACTGCACGATCAGCCGCAAGAGCACGCGCATCTGCACGCGTGTTGACACGATCTGCCATGAGCATGTCAGTGGTATTGCGTTTGATCGTTGCGTCTTGCTGAGACTTAGTTGCAGCAGCTTGTCCTGGCGACGGTGTTGTGATCCATTGATTTGTCGCTGGGTCATACTGAATTGACCCACCTTGTCCGTCGCTGAACCCGGCTCGCGACTGTTGAATGCCGAGTGCATTGAGTGCACGGACGTAGTTCTGGTTGTTCTGACTGTCGAGCAGTGCAGACGAGTTCTGGTCATACACTTGCTGCGGCTGCTGACCGCCTCGTGACGCATTCAACGCAAGCCCACCGACACCGACGCCGGCGCTGATCAGTGCGGCAATGGCTGCGACCATCTTACAAGTCCTTCTTGTATGCGACTTCGCTAATCTGGTAGCCTGACTTGTCGAACAGTGTCGGTATCGTGCCGTATGCGTCCATACGGAAGCCGTGCACAATCCGCTTCACACCTTGTAACCGCAGTAACGGTTCTGCTGACTCCATGAGACGCCGCCCGATGCCTTTGCCGCGGAACTTCGGCGCAACGGCGAGTGTATTGCACAGAGCGATCTTCCAGGTCTGGTGTTGTGGATGCATCTGTATGATGTAGAGCACAATGCCGATCAACAGGCCGCCTTCGCGACATGTCATGCACAAGATGTGCCCATTCCGTTCGAGTGTCAGGAAGTGAGGCCAGTTGAAGTCGAGTGGTGGCACGCCGACTGACGCATCGGTCGTGCGATAGTAGTCCTTCGCCATCTCGTCGAACGACTCGTAACACAGTGCAAGTGGTTCGTGTGCGATGACGAGTTGCAGCATCAGAATGCACCCTGATTACCGAGACCACGCGGTTGATTGCGTCGCTTCTCCGCTTCAATCGCCGCAGGATCAATCGCGCTGTCGGTTCCAACGCCGCCACTCTTGTCAGGCACATTGGCCGGACCAGTTGCCGATCCGGCGGCAGACAGCAACTCATTGATGTCGAGATACTTCGTCGTGCCGATCTTGCTGCGCAGATCGCCGCCGAGCGAACCAAGCCGCGCACCGATCAGTTCATCGGCTTGCTTCTGGTATGAAGTCGGGTCGAACGTGCCACCCGGTGCGAGATTGGATGCAGTCGTGCGTCCACCACTGATCAAGTTGTTCACATCGAGACGGTCGGTGTCGATCACACCCTGACCGAGACGCTGCACATCTGCTTCGGCACCCGTGCGCTTCGTTCCGAGCAGATCACTCGCGGCTTTGTATCCTGTCTCGTTGATCGTGCCTCGTGCGAGCGACGCTTTGATCGAGTCTGCGAGCGGATTGAACTGTTCGTCGAGAATGGACGAAATAAGTGGATCATCTGCCGTGTATGACAGTCGATCAGTCGCATACGTCGGTGTGAATATCTGATTAAACGAGTTCGTCGCCCGTGTGCGTCCACCGGATGTAATGTCGTTGACAATCGACGCACCGAGGTTCGGATCGAACGCCGTGATCGGGTTCGGTGCAAGGTCAGGTATTGACGCCTTGCCTGTATTGATCGCACTTTCGATCTCGTTCGTGTATTGATCAGGATTGAGACCCTGCTGCGTGAAGTAATTACGCAGGTTCTGTCGTTCTTGGTCAATTGCACCTGTGACACGTGTGCCGAAGTCAGTTCGTGCAGTGTCGGAGACTGTCTTTGCATCAGCGATCCTCTGATCACTCAGTGCCTTCTCATTTGCCTGCCGTTGGCGAATATGCTCGTTCAATCGATCCTGTGCAGGTGCTTCCTGCGGCATGTTCATGCTGAGTGCACGCAAATACGGATTGGTCTCTTGCGTGAATGTCGTTCCGTCAACCGGATCGGTCAATACGAGCGGTTTCGACGCCATTGGATCAGCACCACCACCACCGCCGCCACCTTTGCCACCACCACGCACACCAGCGAACACTAGGTGTGCAATCTGTCCACCTTCACTGAACATGCTCGCCTCCTGTTTGCGGCTCGTGTGCATAGATCGCACCAAATCGCTTGAACCCTGCGTGTCGATACAATGCATCGACGGCTAGACTATTGATCGCAGCAACATCCCCTGACTGCACCATGACGCATCCGTGTATGGCGTAACACCATGATAGGAAGTTGCGGACCAAGTTAAGCGCAATTGCGCCTCGATACTTCGTGCCCTTACGGACATACAGTAGTTGCTCGTATCCAATGAGCCGACGAGAAAACAGAGTGGACGTGACGTTGCCGACCATGACACCGCAGTATTCACTACCGTCCGTCGTGCGCGCGAGACGGAGCCACCACGACGGATCATGCATCTTGTTGGCAGTGAGTGCACGGTTGAACGACTCATCAAACGGTATATGAGATAGTGCCCCTTGTCCGTGCAATTCCTTGCCAAGTGCACACCCATACGCCATGTTCTCCAGTGTGAACGGCTCGATGATGAGTGTGGTTGACACACCGTCCATCAGGCAGCTTCCAACACCGCGATGCGCGCTTCGAGAGTCCGTATCGCATTGACGCATGCATACAACAACGCGGTCGCGTCAACACGACGCACATCGGTCTCAAGTGTATCGTCGATGTAGCATGAGTATTGCGTCACCAACTCAGGCATGTATGCTTCGCATTCCTGCGCGACGAAGCCGATGTAGTTCGTCGTCGTATCAGGATGCATCGCCTGACCCTTCTCACCACCTTCGCCGATTGCGTAGTCATTACCTTTGTATGTGAATACCTTCGGCTCCATCTCCAGGATTTCAGCGAGACCTGCACTGTATGGACCGATGACAGTCTTGATCCGTTCGTCAGATACATCTGACCATACACCACCGCCGACTTTGCCTGCGACACCACCAGTGATGAGCAAGTTGCCACCACGATCGATTGTCATGACAGTGCGCAGATTAGCAGTCGAGTTCGCTACACCAGGGGTCTCGCCAGTCATGAAGAAATACATGATCGGCAGGCCGGTTGTCGGCGTAGTTGTTGCCCACCCACTCGCTACGATGTTCGGCAATGCGTAGTGCCATCGCCCATCAACAGAACTGAAGTAGAGATTGATCGTGTGTGTAGAGAATGCGTTGATGTTGTTTGCGAAGATGTAGTTCGGATCGGCTGCATCTGGTGGATTGTAACCGACGCCGAGTTTGCCCTGACGATTGCCTACGTTGGATGCAATGACGAGATTACCGTCAGTCAGTTGCTGATTGCCCGTAACCCCCATCGCTTGCGTCCATGCAAGGCTGCGTCGTCCATACAGTGTGCCGTTGTTCGGTGCTTCGGGGACCATGCCTTGTGTTGACGGCACATCTGCCCATGCAGTGCCACTCCACACACGAAGTCGCGGTGTTGTCGTGTTGTAATACATATCGCCCGAAGTGCGTGCACCACCGATCGGATCGGTCGCCGGATCAGTCGCCGCCGCTCCGTAGTAGACCGTGCGGAACGAATTGAGGTTCGCCGCTGCTGCGGTTGCACTTCCGGCTGCTGCGGTTGCACTGTTTGCCGACTGAGTAGCACTCGCGGCTGCTGCGGCTGCTGCATCCTGCGATACGTTGTTCGTCAGCTTCCATAGTGTCGGTCGAGCAGTGCGATCTGCTGCGAATGAGCCAGTCGATGCACTCGTGTGTGCGACCAGCACTGTGTAGAACGAGCCAGATGCCGTATCGAGCGCAACATTGTTGATGCCATACGCATGCGCGTTCACCCATGCACCGGTGAACCCAGGTATCGACATGAACTGCTTCACGAACCCATCGATCACGTCGAGGTTCGAGTTCATGTTGTCGTCCCAGCCTTCTTCATTCGTGACTGGCTTATAGAGCTTCAGGAATGTGGTGAACGTTGCCATTATGCTCTCCGAACCGAGCCGCGCGTGTAGCCGAGCGAGATACTAATGAACTTGACTGGTTTCTTCGTCACGCCGCGATACAGCAGCTTCACGAGATTGGCTTTCATCGGGAACCCGTAGAGTCGTTCTTCGTTCGTCGGATGTCCAGTCGAGCCACCACCGTATGATTTGCCGTATCCATCACGACCGTAGCCGAGTGACGACGCTGCATCGAAGTCCATCGTCAACTGCGGCGCGTCGATCTGCCCGGTGTCGTCTTTGCGGATGTTGTCTGAAAACGCATCCAGTGTGAACGATCCGGTGCCCTCAGTGTCCGTATGGATATACTTGATTGTTTTGCTGTTCAGTCGCTTGTCGAAGTCGGCCCACGGTAGTTCCCAGATGAACGTCTGCGCCACACCTGAGCCATCCGCTGCAAAGTCAACATCGCCCATAAAGTCAGCACAATTCTCTGCATCGTCGAACTCATACGAATAGAGCTTGTTCGAGAATGAGAAGATGATGTTCTGCAATGCAGTGCGACATGCAGCCGTGAACGCCCAGCCGCGTAGACGCGCCCAAGCACTGATCTGCAACTGCGCAATCGTCGTGTAACTGTAGACGACGGTCTCGACGATCTGGCCGCCTGCGTTAAGAGTGGGAACAAACAGCATATATCGGCTATTTCGCAGGTCGTAGACGGCAAACACGAATTGTGCGATCTGGTTGGGTGTAAGTGCGTTAAGAGATCGGGTAATGAGACTGTCAATGAGATAGGAGGTGCGGCGCGGTCGTAGCGTGTTGACCAGAGACACCCGCTGCAACGTGTTAACGCCGATGTTGTCACAAAAGTATGTGTCATCGCCTACATTCACCATTGATCGGTGGCCGAGACAGCCACTCTCTGCGATAAAGCCATCATCGCCTGGCGTGTGCACTGGTGGCGAGCCCGTGAACACATTGAGGGTCATCGGCAACACACCGCGCTCGAATGACACGATCAGTTTGTCGCGGTATGACACGAGACCCGTAATGACAGGCGAACCGAGCGACACACGTGAACCAAGATCAATCTCGACACCCGGTATTGCCGGCACAGGTGTCGTGCCTGCATATGCACCGCTAGTATCGCGTGCAGAGATGCTGATCGACGATGGTTTGTTCTTCGATGCATCGAGTGGATCGACCAAGTTCGCATGCACGACATAGCGTCCATGCGTCACGACATACTTGCTGATCGGCACGAATGCATTCGACTCGCCGACTGCACCAAGGTCGCGAAGTAGTTGCAGCGTCATGAAGTTCGGCTTACCGACCTGACCGACGATGATGTATGGCTTATCCTTGCCATCGACAATGATCAAATCGCTGTTGAAGATCGTGAAGTTAGCGATCAGCACACCACCGGACCATGCACCGCCAGCCGGTGGCGCCATGTATGTTACGTTACCCGCCCCATCCGTGCGAGACACTGTTCCATTGAACTGCACTGAGATAATGTAGTCGTTGAATTGCGTAATGTTGATGATCCGACTCGTGTCACCATTCGGAGACAAACGAGCGCGCAGACGTGTTCCGGGTCGGACGGAGAGTGTTCCATCCAGATTGCGTTCAATGTTGTCCAGAACTCGGGCGAACTTGGGCGACATATTAAGGTCAGTGTCAGCGACATTGAGCCCGCCCTCGAATGATCGCACAGTCGTCGTGCGCAGGACTTCATGGACCTGCTTACTGACTGGCGACTTGCCTTTCGACAGATACATTAGCGCCAACTCTCCTGCCACTCGTTCGTCATGCCGGCGAAGCGATTGTCGAGTGGAATGGGCTGTTGATTGAACGATGACACGACTTGTGTGCGCCGCTTGCGGATCAACAGTTCATACTTGGCGACCTGTGCGGGGATCGTGCCGTCGTTGACGCAGTATTGCCATGCAGCATCGAGCATGAGCAGCAGTGCATCGATGCCGACTTTGGTCGATAGCGAGAACGGGAACGATTGCTTCTGTCGTGCCCACAACTTCAGTGGACCGATGCCGGTTGGCGGCAACACACGAAACGGTCGCTTCGCAACTGTGCTGTCGGGTATCATGTATAGCGGATTTGCAGCACCACCGACTGTGACGGTGCCTGGGTTCGTGCCAGGACGCAATGCGCGTAGTCGTTGGTTCGTTCCTGCGACCCACACGATCATGATGTCGCCCATGTCTTCAATCGAACTGATCGGTCCTTGCAAGTCGCTGGTCAAGTGTCCGGTCGTGCCGTCAATTGTCGCATCGAGCAGCACCATGTAGTCAGGCCACCATTGATCATCGATCTCCAGCAAGTATGCAGTCTGGATATACTGCGTGATGATTGGCGTTGAATACTTCTGCGTCACAACGCCGGGGACTTGTGAGAGTTCATTGATGACCATCGCGACGATGTCGCTGACGAGTGTGAATGCCATCTCATAAGCCTCCGAACTTACTGCGGTAAGTGGAAACGGGAATGGTCGGTGAGCACGAGGTCAACTCACCGACCACACTTCCCGCACTTGGGAGGAAACTAGCCTGCGTGCGGAAACCCCATCAATCCACAGTTCACACCAGACAGATCATTCGCAAAGTCGAAGGATGCATCGATCAAGTTGCCGTTTGCACCGTTCGTGCTCGTGAATGCGGTGTTCGGTTGATATGTGCCGCGCGGATCAGCCTGACCGACTGCATTATTCGTCTGTGCGAATGGACCAGCGACGAACGTGCCCTGTGTTGCAGTCGGCACACCATTCGCAACCTCAGTGCTCTGTGCAATCGCACGATACGGTAGACCGAGCTTTGCACCCCAGCCGACAGAGATCGTGTTCGGTGCAGCACCACCGTTTGCACCGATCGACACGAGTATGATCGACTTGAATGCCTTGATGCCCTGAATGACTGTTACACCTGCTACTGTGGTCAGTGCCTCAGTCATTGGCTGGTTCAAGTAGTCGTAGCCGCGAATTGTCACTGACGAACCTGCTACTGTGTTCGCAACACCGGCTACCTGAACAGTGCGACCAAACGGCTCCGGTGCAGCAGCGACACCAGTCGTATCGTAGTTGCCGGCGACCGTTGCATTCGTCGCTGCGAGGATGTTGTTCGATGACGAAGCGAGCGGACGCCCGAACGAGATACGCGTGCGCCCACCGTAGTTCACATCCGATGCATACTGCATCGCACGGACATACTGATTGACACGCCGGGGGTGGAACGTGCCGGGATTGATGACATTAGCCACGTGCTTCCTCCAACAGTTCAGTCAGTCCGCCGATGGTTGTCGTGTGACGCTTGCGTGTCTCACTTGCTTCGACGATCTGCTTCGGTGTCATGGTGAAACCCTGCGGTGCGACTTCACCACTCTCCATGTCAACCAGTCGCGGGTCACGCATGACGCCGAGACGGATCAACTGCTCATGGTCATCCGCAGCGATCAGCATTGAGTGACCTTGCGGGAAATACAGCATGATGCCTTCGGTGAAATCCTCCTTCTCCTTGACGAGATTGCGCGTAATGATCTTGCGCTCTCCGTTGTGGCCGTTGATGACACGCACGTCTTCGACAATACGTGTAATGTCACGGGTGAACTTACCCGTGACGCGTTCTGCCTGCCATGCAGGCATGAGGTTCGCTTCGGGCATCAGTTTGTGACAACTCCGTGTGTGCGGAAGCACCTCCATGTGCACCACTGACCTTGCCACACAACGCGCGAGCCTGCGGCATCGACGTTCCACGGTGCAGTCAGTTCTTTGACCTTCATGTTCACACCACGAAGGATCGTGAGCCGGAGATACTTGTCGTTGATGAAGTATGAGAAGTTGACGGGGCAGTCTTCGTCATACATCAGCGGGATACCATTGTGGAAGCATCCCTCGAAGCCGAGATCGAACATCCGCTTCCCGGCTTTGCCTTCACTGAGCGGCATCGTGAACTTGTCGCGCACAGCCTGCCGGTAGATACGATAGATGTTACGACCGACGAGAATGACGGTCGGCTTGTCGCCTTTGAGCGTCAAGTCCATCAACACGTCGTCGAACACTTCCTCGATGTTCGTCGAGTCAATGCCGCCGGCGAAGTTATATGCACTCGTGCGCCACTGTATCTGCGTCGCGCGGTTGATACCGCCGAGCACACCGACTGTTGGATTGGTCGGAATGACGGTGCCGAGTCCGAGTGGATCGGTTCCGCCGCCGACACCATACAGATACGACGAGAACTTCTCCTTGATGCTTTCTTCAAGGACATCCATCTTCGCCTTCATGAGTTTGAAGATGGCAGCCGCGCCGTTGTTCTCGTCTTCTTCCTGATCCGAGATGATGACCGAACCAGCAACACGCGAGTAACCATACTCGACGGTGTCAAACTCGTCGGTCTGGTCGATCGGCAGTTGCTGATAGTAGCGATATGACGCAATGTTGGGATTGCGACCGACCGTCAGCGGATTGGTGATATTGTAACCACCGTCTTCATACTCGACACGGTCATTCGCGAAGACCCATGCCATGAGCGAGCACGACTTGATGCTCGCCATGATCAACTTCTTGCGCGACTTCGTGAGTGTCGAGTTCAGAACCGTTGCAAGCAACGGAACTACTGAACCAACAGGCATCTATTCAACTCCTATCTGAATGTCATTCCACTTTCTTCCATCGACTGCCGAATGATGGCACTCCACGGAGAGTTTTCGTCGAATGAGCGTGCGTCGCCGACTGGTGTTGTTCCGGCAGTGCTGCTTCTGCCGTTTGGCAGTGGACGACGGCCATTCACAGGCTGCTGAGTAGGCTGCTGGTTCTGTTGCTGTTGCGCCGCTTCATTGATTGCGTCAATTTGCGGCTTGATCGGTTGCGAGTAGTCAAGTCCGTTCGTGTAGCACCACTGCATCATCTTGACATACGCATCATGCAGGGTGAGGTGGGGCTGGGCCTCCATCATTTTGGCGATCACACCGAGGTTAGCATTGGCCTCGGGGTTTGTCACCAGGAAAGCGTCAAGTTGTTTCGTCAGCGCGGCGGTTTGTTCGGCCTGACGCTGTGCATTCTGCTGTTGCTGCGTCAACGGCAGCATCTTCGCATCGATCATGCGACCGATTGCGTTGAGGTCCATGCCGGGTGACACACCTTCCGTCAAGAACGGCAGCGGATAACCCTTCGACTTGACTTCTTCGATCAGCGACTGAAGCGTGCGCACCGGATCGCGGACGAAGTCGGCCATTACTCGAATAGCAATGACTTGGTTCTCGGGTGTGACGGCAAGTTCGTTGGCAACACGTGACACTTCACTGACTGTGCCGACATGCTGTCGAAGTGTGTTGAGTTCCTGCTTGAGAGTTGCGTTCTCACGTGCATGCCGCTGGCCTTCTTCAAAGACATGGCGCTCAATGCCGCCACGTGCAACAATACGGCCAGTGCGAGGGTCAACAAGATCACGCGCACGATTGTTCTCAGGATTTGGCCTTTCTAACAGTCCGTCGTGTCGGACGCGATCAGTTGGTTGAGCGCCCGTTTCAGTCGGCGCAGCCGAAGTTCCTCGCGCACCACCAGTGTCACTGCCACTAGTGCCAGTATCACCGACACCGCCACCAGTGTCATCGCCAGTATTGTCATCGATACCTGGGATGTTGTTGAGGATCGTGTCTTCAGTCGATGTGCCGCTGTCGGCACTGCGTGCATAACTCATTGTAGTCTAGCTCCACTTGGTGCTGATTGCTGCGGTGGTGCTGCGCCGTTGCCTTGCTGCGCACCTCCACCTTGAGCGGCCTGTAGCATCTGTGCCAAGATTGCTTGTGGTGGTGCACCTTGTGCAAGTGCAACACCGATAGCCTTCAATACTTGCGGCGGTAATTGTTCGAGTGCTTTCGTAACCATCACTGCCATCTGCAATGGTTCACCGCCGCCCGGTGTTGCACCCGGTTGATCAGGTGAAGGTGCACCGGATGGGGAGCCTCCACCAACACCCGGTGCACCACCCTGTCCTGCAACCAATGTGTGTTCTACTTCAGCATCAATTGCAGCCCAGTCTTCCTTCGTGATCGAGAAGCTATCGAACGCTTCACTGAACATGCGTAGTGATGCCTTCAGCACTGTTGCAGGTGCTGCCTTGACATACTGCGACAGGATTTGTCCGATCTCGACCGCGTCGTGCTTCTTTGCCTGACTTGATGCCTTCTGTGTCGAACCACCGACACACAGGCACGACCATCTGTTCATGTCGGCCAACGGATCGAGCGGTTTCCAGAACTGTGTGACATCGAGGTTCGTAATCGCTTGCACGGTCTGCGGTTCCATGAAGCGTAGACATAGTTGCAGCAGTTTCCAGCCAACATCTGCGATGGCGTCCTCGATTGCGTCGAGGCGCATGTCCATACGCATGTTGCCCATCGTGCTGTAGTAGTCGATGGCTTTGTTCGTCGTGTTCGTCTTGAACTCACCACCGCGCTGTGCTTCGGATGTAGCTGCGATGCGGTCGATTGCAGCATACAGGTCTTTCTTGTCGAACAACGACGCAAAGTTTGTGCTCGGCGGCGTGATCGAAAAGAGCATGTCTTCCGGCTTCTTGCCCTCGGGCACTTTGAGCGGCGTTGCCGTCGCCCGTGGTCCTTGCAGGATTTTGTCGGCTTGATCCTGCGTTACGCCACTGTCTGGATCAAAGAAGATGTTGCGTCGTGCCCACATGAGTGCACGGCGCTTCTCATCGTTGATCTCGTTGATTTGGTCTTGTTGGTCGAGGTAGTATGACACCTCGCCCTTCGCATACATGCATGACGGATCGTCGTGGAACCACATCGGCACGAGTGGGAAGAAGTTCTGTAACTGGTATGGATCATCCCATACCCAGATCGGCCACTTCCAGTCGTTGTCGGCCCACAGTTCGAGCCGACGCGTGACCTTGTCCCACACATACCAAACCTGCGTGCGCTTGGCCTTGTCGAACGATGACTGATCATTGAAGCCGTAGTTCTTGAATGCAGCTTCCTTGTTGAACAGCGAGAAGTTGTCTTTGCCCATGTCGGTCTCGCCGCCATTCACACCGGACGTGCCACCGACCATGATGTGTGTTGGCTCGAAGATCGAGTGCACTTCTTCGGGGTTCTCAGGATTTTCTTCACCATAGACTGCGTTGATGTAATCGGTTGGCAACATGTCGCCGATCATCATCCAGTTTGCAGCAATGCCGTCAGGGTCTTGACAATCAGGATCGACCAAGACTTGACCAGCGAGACGCACGCGCACGAATGGACCGCTCGGCTGCAAGAACTCGACACGTTCCTCCAGCGCATAGAGTTTGGCCTCAATGCGCTTCATCTCGTTCACGTCTTTGGCTTCGGCGAGTTGCTGCGACAGTGTGATGATGTTCTGTAGTGCCTGTTCGCTCGATTGATCCTTCTGGACATAGCCGACTTCGAACCATGCACGGTTCATCAACAGTGTGTTCAATACGTTACGCTTGGCCTTGGGCTTGAGATTGACACCCGGTGAGCCTTTCATACCGAACAACGAGTTGATCAGCTTCTCGCCTGCACGTGCGAACTCATTGTTGTCTGCACGAACTGCTTCATCGCCGCCTTGTGTGCCCGTAAGTGTAATGATTGGGTTCTTCGCATAAAGCTCAGGAACCTGCGATGAAACATTGGAGAATACGATGTTCTCTGTCGAGGTGAGACGCTCATTGAGTTGCCGTGCAAGATAACGATTACCCGAGACCCCAACATCATGACCGTCACGATGCTCCTGCTGATCGTGCTTGTAATAACGCACGGCTTCATCCCATGCATCGGGGAGATCGCCCATCGCCTTCTGTGCGAGATCACGACGAGCGCGCCAGAGTGTGCCACGCTTGCTTGACACCGGTATTCGACTGTCCGGCATAACTTTGTAAACAGGCGGCGGCTCGACGGGCGCATCTGGCGGCACACCTGCTTCATCGTATGCGCGCTGAACACCGTCCGGCTCCTGGATATTGTCCAGTTCGAGTTTGTTTGGGTCTTCAGGAGTTGTGCCGCTCATCTGTATTCACCGGCTTGCTTGTTGTGCAGTTGAACTGCGTAGTCGTCTGCATTCTCCGGCGTATCGAAGATGCCGAGGTGCTGACCAGTCATCTCGTAATACTTCTGTGCTTGGTCAATCGGCACAATGCCGCGACCTGGGATGACAGTCGGGATCAACACTTGTTGGCCTTGATCATTACCGACAGTTGCAGACCGCACAGTCGAGATACTGCCGTTGCTGTTGTGCACGACCGGTCGCTGATGCAGGTTCAAGTTGCCAGGAACTTGCAGACCTTGTGCATTCGACGGATCAGTGTCAAACAACGACCCACTACCTGTCTGTGGAGGCGTGATGCCGCGCGACTGCATGACTTGTTTGATGATGTCGTCGAACTCGCCGCTCATCGATCAGAACCTTCCGTGGATACCGCCGCCGAACAGCAAGAACAGCACGAGTATAACGAGCAGGATACCGACGATGCCAAATCCACCGGGTCCGTAGTATCCGCCGCGGTATCCGTAGTAACCACCGCCCAATCCACCGAACAACAGTAGAATGACGATGACGATTATGATTAAGCTCATCTGTGCCTCGGCTTCGCTTGTCTACGTTCTTCGCGTTCGATCTCATGCCACGCTAGATACGCGGGCGGTGTGTTCGGCTTGCCTATATACCGAGCGAGCTTCGGTCGCTGCGTCATCGCGTATTTCCACATGTCCATCGCATGGTCATTTCGGTCGGTCGGCTTGTCGGTCATCTCGTCCGACGTGTCACGCTTGAAGTAATACTCGGTGATCTCGTCAATGAACCAGTCGCACTCAGTGCAAACGTAGAAATGCGGCGCAGGACTTACTGCGGTAACTACATGCTCGTGGTCCGGCACCGGCGTCAGGTATTGCCAATTCTTAGCGACACCGGAATTGATGTCATTGTTCCCGCGCTGCATGTCAATGCCTTCATCCGCGAACAGCTTGGCGACGGTCTCGCCGACTGTCTGCGAGTTGCCGGTCTTGCGTCGAAACAAGTCAGGATCGGCAAAGATCGGCGTTGTGAGTTCTTCGTCGCTGATGTTATATAGGTTACGAATGCGTTTGATGGACTCGGCAGATTGTGCGACAGTTTGTTCACGAACGCGGAACCCGTCCATGAGGACAATATTGTTGTCGTCATCAGCGAAGAACAGTCCGTAGCAACTGTGTCGCATGAGGCCATGATCGTAGCCTTCGATCCACGTCGGTCGATACCCAGACATGCGCATCTCGCGCAGATACTCGAACGCTTCATCGCGTGCGATGCAATGTACAGCTTCATCGAATGTCGGATAGATCAGACCGGAGAGTGCACCCCAATGACCATAGACGAAGCGATCACGCATACTACCCGTGTAGGTGGACAACATCGTCTTGATGTAATCTTCGCCGACGTTATCCACGTTCTCGTATGTGCTGCCCTCGAACAACTCGACTACAGGTGTCGGTCGCCCGTTAGTGAGGACAGCCTTACTGTCCGCGTCCACTTGACAAATCAACTTCGGATTGATGAGGCCGCGCTTGTAATCGTGCAGCGGCTTAATGATCTCTCGATAGCACCAATTCCGTGTTGGATTGAGAGTGGCGATGAACCAACGTGGTCCGACCTTCGGCATAGATCGGTCATTTCCCTCGTATGTTGCTCCACCGCGCAACCGACCGATCAAGTCCATAAAGTCTTTGTGGCTGAACTCGGGGTCTTCCAACTGATCTACAACGATCCAGTCATAGGTGGCAGACAACAAGTTCGACTGTGCTTCTTCTTGGTCACGGCGACGCTGAGCTACATACCGGAAGTTAATCGTCGTGCCGTTCGTCAGGATGATTGTGTTATCATCTTTCGTGTAGAGGCGCTTGATCCAGTGACGCGGGCACCATTGCATAAACTCACGACGGATCGTGTCGTTCAGCTTTGGATACGTGCTGCGAGCGATGAGACCATTGCAACCGGGATATTCGATCGCGAGTTTCAGCGCCTTCACGCAGGCGGCGGCGGTCTTACCGTTGCCGTAACCGCCGCCGATGACTTGTATCTTCGCACGTGATTGATGGAACCGGTCGTGCATTCCACCTTCAGTGATGCGATAGCGTTTGTTAGCCACTGATGCACCACTTTCGTGCACGCGAGCGCCCGGTCGAGCCGTTGATCAGTGTCTCGACCTGACCGTGTATCCACTCGTGCGATGCAGCAGCAGCAGTGACGCCGACAGACTTGGCCGCAGCGAGTGCACCTTCCGTGTATGACGGATACGAGATGTCATTGCCTGTGATCGCCAGCACGTTCGGATCGGTGAACGTGAAGTGATACCGTGAGTTCGTCAAATCCCACGAGTCCTTCCATGTTGCACACCACGGCGCAGTCTTCGCTGGTCGCAAGTTCTGTCGATACGGTGTGCTGATTGCACGCACCCAACCGGACTTGCCGTCAGTTCGACCGATCGTGTTCTTCGCTTTCCACTCGACGATGGGTTTCCAGTCAGCGAAGCCCATGCGAACTGCCCATGCGAAGATGACGAGTTCAAATTCCTCCATGTATGTCTGCGAGTATGTGCTTTGCGGTGCAGCCGGTGACTCGTCGTTGTCGCCGAATGACTTCTCAGTCGTGGCGAACAGTGGATACGGCGCGGCGGTGTTGTTGACGAAGCCGTTGAGCAACCAATCGCGGTTCTGGTTCATGTAGTTGACGAAGAACGACTTCGGCAGCATCCAGTCGGGCGTCACGTCAGGTGTTGTCTTCGCAGCCTGCATGACTGAGCGCAATGACCATGCATGCGCACGGATTGCGAACCAGATGTTGAACTCGCGACCATTCCACGGCTGTGAGATGATGGTGAACAACACGATGGCGTGCAGTTCCTCCACGTAGTATGGATCACCGGTCAACAACCACGGCAGATACGCAACTGCCGGGAAGTGTGCAGCGTCGCACTGGATTGTCGCAACGCGGTCGCCATTGTCAGGATTGAGTGCCCAGTCGGTCGGCAAGTATGGATTGGGTGAACCTGAGTTGTATTGCGATGCCTTCGGGTGTGTGACGAACGGATCGATCCATGCACCGGTTGCTTTGTCGCGCCAGTGTATCGGCAGTGTGCCACATGCTTCGCCTTGTGCGATGACGGTTGACAGGTTTGCACCATTGCAGATGTAGTCGCCCTGATACTCAGTCACCGGACCGATGTCTGGTCGCTCACCTGTGCCGGTCATTGAACCGGTGATGCCAGCGAGACCCATCGTCGTGTATGTATGCACTTGCGAGTGCGGTGTCTGCCGTGCGAGTTCTTCTTTGTAGTTCAGCAATAGCCCACGCGCAATGAGATCGGCCACGGTCTCGCGAACGGGGCGTGGTGACGAGAACCAACGCCACCGCGAGTAACCGTAGTGTTGTGGCACAGTTTCCTCATGCAGCACAGTGTCACCCTGCATGATCGTGACTTTGTAGTTCTTCAACACGCCGGGGTTCTTGCCGGACTCGATCGATGTGTTCTCGATGACGACTTCTTCACGCTTGCCGTCTACATCGGGCCGGATGTGCAGCAGGATGTTCGGCAGTGCGACATTCGCGAGTTGAATGCTGCGTTGCTCGAACTCGCCCTTCGGATCGACGTAGTTCTGTCGCACCGTGCCGACAAGTTCGTCATATTGCACGTCGAGTCCGTTGTATGCGATGCTGACTTTCAACGGCACACGCACGCCGGGTTCCGGGTTCGGATCGGGCGGATCAGGTGGTAACGGATCGACAGTTCCACCCTCAAGTGTAGACACACGTGCATCCAAGTCATCAATGTCGGTCTCAGCTTCGTCGATTGCTGTCTCTGCGACAGTCATGCGCTGTTCAAGTGCAGCAACACGTGCCGTGAGTTCTTGATCAGTCGTCGGTGGTTTCGCCATTCTGTCCTTACCTCGTCAGAGCGATCAGTTCTTCGTCAGGCATCGTGCGAGTCCATATCTTGGCACGACGAATGTAGCCATTCGGTTGCTGCACATTGGTATCTGTGCCAACAACAATGGTGCTTCGTGTCGTAGCAGGCAGCGCATAGCTATTCGCTAGACTCAACACGCCATCGAGCGCACCAGACTGTGCAGTTGGTGTAAATGAGAATGCAGCTTTGAATGGTCTACCAGTTGGGACCTCTCCCATCTGTTGGTTCAGTCCTAAATTCTCGAAGTATGCAAGTTGGTTGGCAGCCTGCACGATGAAACCAAGCTTACCAACTGTGCTGATTGCGAAGTATGTCGCGGGCTTCGACCACAGGCCCATCTGCATACCTTCGACGAACATGGTGCCTGTGAACATGGAGCCGAATGAACCAGCGGGCATAGTCAACAATTCTTTGATACGTGTCACAGCAGCGACGGTCGTAGGAATGTATGACGTAGCAAATGCACCAGCTTCTAACTGCGCAGACACAACAGAACCAGTCACAGTCAGTGTCAGTAAACCAGCCGTAGGTGTGAACGTCATCGTCACACGATTAGGCATTGCACCGACACCAACGAGCGTGCCCGTCGCTACACCACTAAGTGTGACAGTGCCTGTGCCATAGAATGACAGCGTGTATGCTGTAGCCGTGACAGTCACACTCTGTGTCACGAGTGTCGCAGCGTTCAGCAGTATGTTGATGCGTTGTTCCTCGATCAACAGACCGCGCAGCACATGTGTGACTGGATCGTATTCCCAACGTGCTACACCCGTCGCAGCAGTCTGCATCACACCAGCACTATCGAAGTATGTGGCTACAGACGCACGTGTGAATGTCATACCGGCGGGGAGTGTGCCCGGTTGCATGAAGTCAAGATCAAGTGCTTCACCTGCACCAGCAGTGAGCGATGCCATCTCATCCGGTGTCATCGCGTAGTCATACATCTGCATACGACGCACACGGGTGAAACCAGCAACAAATGAGTTGGTGATGTCCACTCGTTGATTGTTGATTATAAAGTCAGTTGGATACAGACTCGGGCCGGAGTTGTATGATGTCTCACCGATGATGCCATTCACTACGATCGTGCGCTTCGCCATGTCGATTGCATACGCGACCTTGAAGATCGTGTTCAGTGGTTGGTCGGCCTGTGCTTGGTAGATGCCACCGTAGTTGACATTGTTGTTGTGTCGTTCACCAGTAATGCGCATTCCGACGCCCGTGTTGCCATCCGTCAGTGGTGCGTATAGTTGTTCACGCTCGCCTGGGCTATTAAACACACTCGCTAACACACAACTTGCTGCACGACCAGTGATCATGCCTTCGTAGAGATACGTGTGCTGGTCTGCATTATACCAATTCGCGGCCTTCATATACAATGATTCAGTGCCACGTGAGCCTGTGCTACCGGCCTGTATGAATGAAGACGCATCTAAATTGACACCTGGCACAGCAGAGTTCGGGCCAAGATTCTCCATCTGCCACCAATTCAATGTGCCAGTGAGTGTGACATTGACATTGCCATTCGCACTGCCAACGATGTTGAACTTGATCGGATTGCCGTATGTCGCTGTGTCACCAGCATCGAAGATAGGGATTGCTGTTCCTGCGGTAACACGTGCGCTGCCTGATCCGTTCACAAACAGAATGTAGCCCTGATTGTTGGCGAGTGTTGCAGTCAGCCGTGTCCCAGGTATGTTAGATTGACCAATATACTGCGTCCTGCCTTGCTCCAACCAAACCCCCTGCGGACTCGTGCGCGGGATGATTGCAGCAGGCCCCATGCCATACGTGTTGAATGGCGCACCACTTGCATCGGTGATACTTGCGTCTGTCGTTGTAATCTGTCCAGATGTGTTGCCTTTGTAGAATGACAGCCTACGCGGAATGGTCGGTTGCTTCAGATCGAAGTCAAACACCGGTGGATCACGGAAGTAGCCTGCCGATGTGATCTGTTGTATCTGTATCTCAGACAGATGATGTGACCAATACCGGAAGTTGCGCAGAATGCCGTTGATTGGCGGCGGGCCACCACCGGACATGATT